TCATATTGTTTTGAGCCTATGGAAATGGAAGCTCGTATGCTAGAGTACTTCTATGCAGAAAAATATGGAGGTAAAATCCTATGAGCAAATTAAGACTATGCGTAGATATAGAGACAAATGGTTTCATGCCTGATGTTTCTAAAATCTGGTGTATGGTCGCTGTTGATTCTGATACGGGTACCGTGTACTCGTTCTCCGACTATGATAGCGAACTTCCCTCGCTCAAAGAGGGTCTAGAGTTCATTGGAACCGCTGACATCATCTTCGGTCATAACATTATTGGCTATGACCTTGTGGTGTTGAAGCACCTAACAGGTTGGATGCCCAATGATAATCAACAAGTGACTGATACCTGGATACTATCTCAGATAAACCAATATAAGCGTGATCATAAACATGGTCTCGAAGGTTGGGGTTCTAAGTTAGGTTTTCCTAAACTACCCTTTGATCAGTTCGATTCTTACTCTAAAGAGATGCTTACATATTGCATCCGAGATGTAGAGCTGAACGTAAAGGTATACAAAGAACTTGCTGAAGAGTCTGTTAAAATCCTACGTAAGCACCCTAACTTTAAGAAGGGTATTGAAGTAGAGATGGAGTTCTCTAAGATAGAAGCAGATATCCGTAACAAAGGATGGATGTTTGATATGGCAGGTGCTCAAACACTACTCACTAATATCAATAACAAGTTAGATGCTATCGAGCAGGTATTAGAGCCTAAGATTGGTATGCGCTGCATTAAGATTGATAAGCCTGATGAATACAAAGAACCAGCTTGGCGTAAGGACGGATGCTATACAGTGTCTACTGTAAAGCACTTCGGTTATACACAGGAAAGTGGTAGGGAAGATCGCCCTATTGCTGGTCCATACTGCAGGGTATCATTTGAACAAGGTAAGATAGGGTCAATTGAAGTCGTAAAGGACTGGCTTTATTCTATTGGATGGGTACCTGATGAATGGAATGTTGAGCGTATCAACGGTAAGTTTGTAAACAAGTCTCCTAAGATTACGGAATCAAGTCTAGAGAACCTAGGTAACGATGCAATGTTAGTATCAGAATACTACACTGTACGTAGCCGTAAAGGTATTCTCGAAGGATGGATTGAAGAAGTAAAGAAGTCACCTGATAATAGGTTACATGGTCGTATGTGGACTATTGGTACACCTACCTTCAGATGTCGTCATGAAGTAGTAGCTAACTTACCTTCAGTAGACTCTGTATATGGTAAAGAGATGCGATCACTTCTTATCTGTGAGGAAGGTACTACCATTGTAGGCGCTGACTCAGCAGGTAATCAGATGCGAGGTCTCTGTCATTACATTGGTAACGATGAGTTCACTAATGAAGTGATTAACGGTGACGTACATCAACGTAATGCTGATGCACTAGGTGTCTCTCGTAAGTTAGCAAAGCCTTTTCTGTATGCCTTCCTATTCGGTGGTGGTGCAGGTAAGTTAGGTCTAATCCTAAGTGGTAAACGAGATGCTAAACTAGGTCAAGAAGCTATGGATAAGTTTGAGAAGTCAATCCCTGGATTGTCTGAACTTAAAGATAAGCTGATGACGCAGTATCAAAATACATCTAATGCTTTTGGTAAAGATAAAGCTTTCGTACGTGGTCTTGATGGTCGATTAGTATTCGTGTCATCACCCCATCAGGTACTTAATTATATCTTACAAACGGCTGAAGGTATTACTTGTAAAGCAGCTGCCGTATACCTTAAAAGAAAATTAAGGGATCGAAAGATCCCACATTACTTTGCTCTTCATTATCACGATGAAGTAGCAGTTGTCTGTAAGGATGAACACGTAGAAGAAGTACGTGAGTTATCTATCGAAGCTTTTGTTGAAGCTCCTAAGTGGTTTGATATCACTTGTATGGGAGGTGATGCTAAGGTAGGCAAGAACTATGCAGACGTTCACTAAGAAAGGAAGAACATGATTGCACCAGACGATCAATTCGACTTAGCGATCATTGATGCTGACAGTATTATCTACCAGATAGCTCACTATCAACCATCACCAGCATTAGCTAAGAAAGCTTTTGACGATAAGTTAAAAGAGATAATGACTAATACGGGATCCTTATCGGGTGCTGTATTCATTAAAGGTACTAATAACTTTAGATACGATGTTACTAAAGACTACAAAGGTAATCGTAAAGATACCCTTGAACCTGAAGTAAAAGATCGTATTGAGATGCTATACAAGTACGCCAAAGACTTCTGTATCTGTTCCGATGGGGCAGAAGCAGATGACTACTGTGGTATAGCTGGGGAGTTAGCAATACAAGAAAATAAACGGTATGTTATCTGTCATATAGATAAAGACTTAGATACATTGCCTGGATACCATTATAACTTTAGGACTACAAACCTATACTATATGGAACCAGAAGATAGCTATTTATTTCTTATGTCACAGCTACTTACGGGTGACTCAACAGATAACATTAAAGGTCTTAAAGGGGTTGGCCCAAAAACAGCAGAGAAAATTCTTAAGGATGTACCTATTAACCAAGTATGGAATAAGGTTATTGAGACCTGGCGTTCCAAAGCAGGTTATAATTGGAAAGATGATTTCACTAAGTGTGCTAATCTAATCTACATCCGAGAGCATTCAGATGACTGTTGTGGTCTGACATACGAACAACTAGAAGAAAAATTATCATGGACGATTACGGACACTGGAGTCCACTCAGTGACAGACCAGATGGAGCCTTTGGATTCATCTACTACATCGAAAACCTTATCACAGGGAGAAGATATATTGGAAGAAAACAAATTGTAAGTGTGTCTATGAAAAAGGTTGAGGGTAAGTCTCGACGAGTTAAGACTGTTAAAGAGTCTGACTGGAGAACTTATACCTCATCATGTAAGGAATTAAACGATGACATTAAAAAGTACGGTAAAGAAGCCTTCACCTTCGTTATTTATGAATGGGTACAAGGAAAAGGTATGCTTACATACCGTGAAGTACAAGAACAATGGATATCAGAGGTACTCTCAAGAGAAGAAACAGAGTCAGGAGAAAGACTCTGGTATAATGGTAACATTGGTGCAGTAAAATTTATTAAACCAAAGCTATGAAACATAAGGATGATAGTAAAAAATACAAAGAAGAGGAAGATGTAAACCCTAAATCGGAATACCGAGATCAATTCAAGCGTAAAAGAGACACTCAAAAGTCTGCTAAAGAACGTAGGAGAATGATAAGGGAACTCCGAGAAGATCGAGATTGGAACTAAGTAAATGAGCAGATGGTATCACGCAGCGTGTCCGAAGTGTAGCTCATCAGACGCATTCTCTTACAAGGATGATGATGAGTTCGGCTTCTGTTTTAGCTGTCAGAAAAGTAGTAAGATTAACTCAGAGGAAAAGCCAATGGCTAAAATGATTTACCGAACAGAACTAACCCTAGAAGATATTAAGTCCTACGATACCCGTGGATTTAAAGAGAGAGGTATTACTAAGCCTGTAGCTGAACACTACGGTGTACGAGTAGCCTATGCTGAAGATGGTACGATCGAATCTCACTTCTATCCTTACACAAAGGATAACGTTGTGTGTGCCTATAAGGAACGTAAGCTCCCTAAAGACTTTGTTATTCATGGTGACTTTAAGAACACTCAATTGTTCGGTCAAAATGTATCTGACTCAGGTAAACGACTAATCATTACTGAAGGTGAGTTAGATGCGTTAGCTGTGGCACAAGCTCAATATGATAAGTACAATAGATTCTTCCCTGTTGTAGCTATCCCTTCTGCTTCTGCTACATCTATTATCCTTGCTCAACGTGAATGGATCAGGAACTTCGATGAAGTTGTCTTGATGTTCGATAACGATGAGCCTGGACGTAAGGCTGCTGAACAAGCAGCTAAGATTATTGGCTACGAAAAGATTAGAGTAGCTAGCTTACCAGAGAAAGATCCTTGTGATGTATTAATCAAGCATGGTTCTGAAGCTCTTATGCGTGCTATGTTTGATGCCCGTACCTTTAGTCCCGCTGGTGTAGTTAAAGGTGAGAATGTATGGGAACAATATCAACGTAAACAAAATACAGTATCTCTTGCTTATCCTCATTGCTTAGACTCTCTCAATGATAAGCTGTACGGTATGCGTCAAGGTGAGATTGTATTGTTTACTTCAGGTACTGGCTCAGGCAAATCAACAGTTATTAAAGAAATTGTTTTAGAAATCTTAAACAAAACAAATGACATGGTTGGTATGGTATCTTTAGAAGAATCTATTGGTGATACTGCACAAAAGTTTATTGGTATGCAGCTTAAAAAGAATCTTAACAGAGATAATGTCTCTGAAGAAGAACAGTACGAGGCCTTTAAACAAGTGTTTGGTGATGAGCGCCTAATATTACTTGATCATCAAGGTTCTGTTAGTGATGAGTCATTAGTAGATAAGATGGAACACCTAGCGTTAATGGGTTGTAAGCATATTATTCTTGATCACATTACTATTGCAGTATCTGAGGGTAGTAAAGGTAAGACAGGTAACGAAGCTATTGATTCAGTCATGTCTGACTTACTTAAGATTACTAAGAAGCATAACATCTGGCTTGGTGTTATCTCTCACCTACGTAAAGGTGAAAAGCCTTTTGAAGAAGGTCATCTACCTACTATTGATGATATTAAAGGTTCTGGCTCTATTAAACAAATTTCTTTTGATATCATTGCATTTGCTCGTAACATGGTTGCTGAAACGGAGGCTATACGTAATACAATTAAGCTTCGGGTACTCAAGTCACGATTCACTGGTTTGACTGGTGACTGCGGATCCACTCGATACGACACTGTAACAGGTCGTTTAACTCAAAACAATGCAATCGACTTTGAATAAATGAATCCATTAAAATACTTATCCGAACGTGTATCTAAAGTCGTAGTAAACTCAGATAAGATTTATAATGAGGGTGCTCGACTGTTAGCACACTATCCAACATGGGAATATGAACTAGAAAGGTTTATAGATGAATCATGGGACACACTATTACGGTATTGTATCCGTAACAAAACCTCCAAGTTTACCGCCTCAGTTAAGCTCACTTTTGCAAGTGATCTCATCGGAAAGCGTGTCGCCCGTTCTATCGGTGCTGATGATACTAATATCAAAACAACTTTAAGTCTTGGAGATTTATTTTTAGAAACATTCCTTCAAGAAGGTTTGATTGATATCTTCCGTGAATATGAAGGACACAAGGCACCCTATATGGTGCGTATTGTTAATCAAGCAGATGATATTAAGCCTGTTCTTATTGGTACTGTGTTTGATCCTCCTTTGCCTATTGCAGGCCTATATAGTGGTATTACTAAAGACCCATTCATTAAAGGATGGTCTAATAGTAAACTATTTCATGAGTATTTAAGCAAACCTTTTGTTAGATCTCTTGAAACACTACGCCAACAAGGTTGGAAATTAAATTTAAAAGTACTTGAGGCTATGAAGGGTAATAGCCCTTCAGATATCATAGAGCTAACAGATGATGATGGAGTATTATACGAATATAATATTCACCATGAAAACCTACACTTACCTAAACATCTTAAGCATCTTGATGGTACTAAGTTCATGGGTAAGAAAGACCCTAAGCTGCAGCGTATGCTCTCAAAATACTTTGAGTATATGCAGGTAGTTAAGAAGGCTGAAATGATTGGAGATAGAACTTTCTATCAAGAGGTTTCATGTGACTATAGAGGCCGTATCTACTATGCAGAATCATTTCTTGAGTTCCAAGGTAGTGACTTAGCTCGTAGTTTATTTTTATTCGCTAATAAAAAGGAAGTTACACCTGAAGGTTTTAAATGGATGCTCATCCATGCAGCTAACAGTTATAATGCTTCATATACTGTTGAACAGCTAAAGGATATTGATTGGTTATCAACTAACTATATTGATTATCTTAAAGAAGAAGGATTAGAAACTATTAGCGTAGATAAAATGACGTTAGAAGATCGAGTAGCATGGTCAAAGAATAACTTAAGGTTTATAGTTGAATGTTCTAATAAACTAAAAGTAATTCATGATGCCGAAAAGCCCTATTCATTTTTAGCTGTCTGTATTGAGATAAGTAATTATATGAATAGCAATGGAGATTACTATTCGGGTTTACCTATTCCTATTGACGGTAGTAATAATGGATGGCAGCATTTAGCAGCTATGTCTAAGGATAAACAAGCGGGTGAGCTGGTATCATTAGTACCTACACCTATCCAGAAAGATTTCTACGTAGCAGTAGCTAAAGATCTTATTAAGATTATGCCTGACTGGTTTGCTAATAAAAAGATGCCTATGAAAGATATTCGTAAGGGTATTGCTAAACGTGGTTCAATGACTCGTGCTTACTCTGCCGGTAAACAACGTATTGCAAAGAATATGTACGATGATTGTCACGTAGAAGGTTTTACAGTTAAATATGACATAACAGAAGATGACTGTAGTATGTTAGCAGGTAACCTTATTAAAGCTATTAACACTGTATGCTCTGGCCCATTAAAGACTACTAAGTACCTACAAAAGATAGCCGAGCATGAGCTTAATTCAGGGCGTAATACCCTTGAATGGTATACACCAAGTGGTTTCCCTGTTATATATAAGGCATTTCTTCAACATGAACGTAAACAAAGAGGTACTATTAAGGGTATTGTTGGAAACAAAGATGGGCGTGTTATGCACGTTATTAAGGTTGATGTACTCAATAAAGATACAGGTGAAAAGATACCTTGTCGAAGATCATTTGCATCTGGTATTAGCCCTAACGTGGTTCACTCTTATGACGCTGCTCATATGGCTAACACTATCAATGTCTTCAATGCAAGTTTTGCAGCTGTACACGATAGCTTTAGTACACATGCTTCTGATGTAGACTTTTTACAGGAAGTAACTAAGTTAACTTTCATTGCTCAGTATGATGTATCAAATTTCTTTGATGTTATTCAGAGTACACTAATGGATAACAAAGAATCATTCACTATAGCCCAACCTGAATTAGGAAGTTTAGATTTGATTGATGTAGAGAAATCAAAGTATTTCTTTTGCTAATTAGTCGGTACCTAATACCGAATAACAATAACCAACAAGGATAAAAATGAACATTAAAATTGACTATAAACGTGATAATCAACTAGCAGATTACTCACGAGATATGTTGATAGATTTCTATGCTAAGGAAGGAGAGAAGTCTCCTCAAGATGTCTATGCCAGAGCAGCATGGGCATGGAGTAAGTTTAAGGGTGTTAGGGATGAAGCATTAGCTCAACGATTATATGACTATGTTTCTCAGGGTTGGTTTATGTTCGCCAGTCCTGTACTGTCTAATGCTCCTGATGATAATAATAAAGCAAAGGGTTTACCAATCTCATGTTTCTTAACGTATGTACCTGACACAGTTGAAGGTCTTATTGATCACAGCTCTGAGCTTCGTATGCTTTCTGTTATGGGAGGCGGTGTGGGCGGTCATTGGAGTGACGTACGCAGTGTATCGGATGTTGCTCCAGGCCCTATCCCATTTCTTCACACGGTAGATGCTGACATGACAGCCTATCGCCAAGGTAAAACTCGTAAAGGTTCTTATGCTGCTTATATTGATATTGATCATCCTGATATTATGGAGTTCATCGGTCTTAGGATCCCAACGGGAGATGTCAACCGTAAGTGCTTTAACCTTCATAACGCTGTTAATATTACTGATGTATTTATGAGTGCTGTTTTAGCAGGAACTAAGTACGAATTAATTGACCCTAAACGTGGTAAGACAGGTGAGTGGTTAGATGCACGGATTGTATGGCAGAAGCTATTGGAGACTCGTTTCCGTACTGGTGAACCATACCTTAACTTTATTGATACAGCTAATAAAGCTTTACCACAGGCACTTAAAGATCGTGGCTTAAGGATTCACGGTAGTAACCTCTGTAACGAGATTCATCTACCAACAAGCGCTGACCGAACAGCAGTATGCTGTTTAAGCTCTGTTAACCTAGAGTACTATGATCAATGGTCTCATACATCTATGGTAGCAGACTTGATCACTATGCTTGATAATGTACTGGAGTACTTCATTGATAACTGTCCTGACTCTCTTGCTCGTGCTCGTTTTTCTGCGTCTAGGGAACGTTCTCTTGGCCTTGGGGCTATGGGCTTCCACAATTACCTACAACGTCATAGTACTTCTTTTAGCGACGATAACGCAATGAGTATTAACGTATCTATCTTCTCTAATATTAGCTCACAGGCTAAGATGCAGAGCAGAATGCTCGCTAAGGAGCGTGGAGAAGCTCCTGATATGGAGGGTACTGGTATGCGTAATTCGCATCTACTAGCTATCGCTCCTAACGCCTCTAGTAGTATTATACTTAGCACATCTCCTAGTATTGAGCCTAACAAAGCTAATGCCTATACCCATCGTACTCGTGCTGGATCTTTTTTAGTTAAGAACAGATATCTTAAAGATGTATTGAGTGATATTGGTAAGGATACACAGGAAGTATGGAGTAATATTATTACTAACAATGGTTCTGTACAACACCTAGACTTCTTAGATGAGAAGACAAAGAAAGTATTTGCTACTAGCTTTGAGATTG